AGTAGAGATTGTTCGTTTGCAAGCAATTGCAGCGAAGATGTCTTTCAAAGCCACTTGGCTAACCAATGTAGATAAAGGAGATAGAGCGAAAAAGAATATTTATTACACCGCTGCTGAGTCAATCAACAACTTAGTTTCGGCTCTTAAATATATTACTCGCTAGTGTCGTTATGGCAAAAAGTTTATTGCAACAAGTAATGCTCAAGAAGATTGAATCGAATCCAAATTCGAAGCCATCTTTCCTTGACAAAGAAGCACTTATCGAAAAGATTAACTCTGGCTATACTATTAATCGTGTAGACAAGTTTACAACCAAGAAGACATTCGCACCAAGCACGATTGCATTCTCTCATGGAGAATGTCCTCGCTACTGGTATCTAGCCTTTGAGGGTGCAAACTTTACAGACAACGCTGATGCCTATGGCGGTGCTAACATGACTGCTGGTACAAAGGCTCACGAAAGAATCCAGGAAGCCATGGGTAACGTCCCAGGTCTCCTAGTTGATTCTGAATTTAAGGTAACATATAATGACCCACCAATCTTCGGATACGGTGACGTTATTCTTAACTGGGATGGTGCAGAACTTCTCGGTGAAATTAAAACAATGCCTAACGAAGGTTTTGAATATCGTAAAGCAGCAGGGAAACCAAAACTGGGACACATGGTCCAGTTGCTTATTTACATGAAGATTCTAAACAAGAGCAAGGCAATTCTGATTTATGAAAACAAAAACAATCACGAACTGTTGATTTTTCCTGTAGAATTAAATCAGTACATGTACGAGTGGGTAGAGAACGCTTTTGAGTGGATGAGAAATGTTCGAAAGGCATGGGAGGATAAAACCCTGCCAGAGAAAAATTATCGTTCAAACTCAAAGATTTGTAAGACCTGTCCGCTTCGTGCGACTTGTGAACTTGCTGGTTCTGGAGAGATTAAAATTAAATCTTTGGAGCCACTAGATGAAAAGCAAACACTGTAGTTATTGCGATAACCAATTCAATACTAAACTATCTTACCAGATATACTGCTCTGCCCTGTGTAGGGAAGAAGCAACTAAAGAAAAGATTCTTGAGAAGTATAATCGGGACAAGGTAAAAAAGCGTCAGGGTAAGGCAAGACCGTGTAAGTCTTGTGGTAAGCAAATGTCAGCCTATAACGATAGTCAGACCTGCTTGAACTGTGAAGCAAATCCAGATGATGTAAGCCAAATACTAAAACAGATTAAGGGTATTGCCAATGGTAAAATTGAATTTGATTAAGAAACCAAAACAGTTCTGTGCCATTGATGCCAGTACCAACAGTCTTGCGTTTGCTATCTTTGAAGACAAAAAGATTATTGCCTGTGGCAAGATTAACTTTGAAGGTCTGCAAACGTATGACAAGGTTATGGATGCTGCTAGAAAGACTAAAGCATTCTTTGATAACTTTAACTTTGAAGCAATCATAATTGAACATACAGTATTTATGAACAGCCCTAAGACTGCTGCACAACTGGCTATGGTCCAGGGAGCACTTCTTGGGGCTGCTTCTATGTCTGGGGTAAAGAAGATTGGCTCAGTCTCACCTATGACCTGGCAGAACTTTATTGGTAATAAGAAACTAACTAAAGAAGAAAAGCATGAGATTCAAAAGAAGAATCCAGGCAAATCTGTTTCTTGGTTCAAGGGTGAGGAACGTAAGGTTCGTAAGCAGAGAACAATTAACTTTATTAATATTAATTATGACAAGCAACTAGACGATGATGATGTTGCAGATGCATGTGCAATCGGTCACTGGGCTTTGTCTAATTGGGACAAGGCATTTGGGTATTGACATCATGGCAAATAAGTTGTATACTAGTGAAGCGTGGTTAAAGAAGCGTTACCACTTAGATAAGAAAACGCCTCAAGATATTGCAAAGGAATGCGGCACGAGCGTAGAAACTATCTATGTCTATCTAGCCAAGTTCGGATTAAGGAAATCAAAACGATGAAAAAGACAGCCCTAGCACTAGCCCTTGGTTTGGCTCTAGCCACCACAGGATGTGCTACACAGCAGAACGTTGTAAGTGCAGACAATTGCGTAACAGTTATTGTTGACTTCCAATCACTGAAGAGTGAGAAGACTCAGACGTGTATTGCAGCAGGTTCGGCTATTGAAGCCATGACTGCTTTCAACCTTGCAGGATATTCTGTTGCTGGAACAGACAAGTACGGTCTACAGATTGTCTGCCGTGTAAACGGACTTCCAGATTCAATCACTCCGATTGTTAGCAAAGACCAAGACTCATACGTTGAGAAGTGTGCTGATATGCCAGCAATGTTTGCATACTGGGCACTGCTGATTCGCACACCAGACAAGGACTGGACCTACGCTGACAAGGGTATCGCAGACCTAAAGGTAAATCCTGGAGAACAGGTAGCCCTAGTATTTTCGGTAGACGAGAAGTTGGAACTACCTAACTAATGATTACTCGTAGGAAGACTAAGCCAGGACCTACCAAGTTCTCTCGTGTGTATGAACTGCAGATTGGCACATTCACAATCGTCAAGGGTGATATAATTAAGATACAGGATGAGCATGGACGTAAGTTCAAGTTCGATAGTGTTGTTACCAATACTGAGACTGGTGCAATGTGGATAGACTGCTTTGAAGTGCATAAAGCAACTGTAGGACAGTACTGTTCATTTGCAATTGAGAGAGTAAAGAGAATTCCTACTCGTAGGGGAAAGCGTAAGAAGCGTGTCGATTGAAGACTTAACGGTAGAACATCTTGACGAGATGAACAAGGTTGTGGAGAAGTATCTCCAAGGCGAAGAGCCAACAGCCATCTCTAAGGAACTTGCCCTACCAAGACAGAAAGTTGTAGCACACATTAACCAATGGCGTGTAATGGCTTCTGACAATGCTGCTATCCGTGCCAGGGCTAAAGAAGCCCTGGTCGGAGCAGACACGCACTATAATAAACTAATTAGTAAAGCATACGAAGTAATTGACGATGCAACTACGACAGCCAACCTAGGGGCTAAAACTGCAGGTATCAAGTTGGTCATGGACCTAGAGAAGACTCGTATCGACATGCTACAGAAGGCTGGTCTACTTGAGAACAAAGAACTTGCAGAAGAGATGCTAGAGATTGAACGCAAGCAGGATATCCTTGTTGGTATTCTTAGGGATATTGCTAGTGAGTATCCACAGGTAAGAGATGAAATTATGCGTAGGCTCTCGCAGGTATCAAAAGAGCAAGAGGTAATTACAATTGTCAATGTTCAATGAGTTCTTTGAGGTACTGAAGAGCAACGTCTTTGCAGAGATGCCAGTAGATGCCAAAACATTTGTTGAGGGCGAAGACTATCTTGGACAGCCACCACTGTCTGACATTCAGTATGACATTGTAGAGGCTATGAGCCAAGTCTATAAACTTGAAGATGTAATTGAAATTCTGGGGGATGTGGAGGGTCGCAGATACTACAAGAAGTATACTAAGAACGAAGTTATCCTACAACTAGGAAAGGGTTCTGGTAAGGACTTTGTTTCTACAGTAGCCTGTGCCTATATCGTTTATAAATTACTTTGTCTTAAAGACCCTGCTCGCTACTTCGGTAAGCCAACTGGGGATGCTATTGATATTATTAACATCGCTATCAACGCACAACAGGCTAAGAACGTTTTCTTTAAGGGTTTCAAGAATAAGATTGAACGCTCTCCGTGGTTTGCTGGAAAGTATTATCCAAAGGCAGACAGCATTGAGTTTGACCACGCTATTACTGTTTACTCTGGTCACTCAGAACGTGAGAGCCATGAGGGTCTAAACCTTATCCTAGCGGTACTGGATGAGATTTCTGGTTTCGCACAAGAGGTTGGAACTGGTAATGACCAAGGTAAGACCGCAGACAACATCTACAAAGCCTTCCGTGCTTCCGTAGACTCTCGCTTCCCTGACCTAGGCAAGGTAGCCTTGCTATCGTTCCCTCGCTATCCTGGCGACTTTATTTCCCAGAGATACGATGCAGTGATTGCAGAGAAAGAAGTTATCACAAAGCATCACAAGTTTGTTATGAATCCAGACCTGCCAGAAGATGCAGAAGGAAACACTCTTGAGATTGAGTGGGATGAAGATACAATCATCTCCTACAAGTTTCCAGGCATGTTTGCTATCAAGAGACCTACTTGGGTAGTGAACCCTACTCGTAAGATTGACGATTTTAAATTGGCATTCTACACAGACATTGGTGATGCTATGCAGCGTTTTGCATGTGTGCCAACCTTTGCATCAGACGCATTCTTCAAGCAGCAAGAAAAGATTCGTGCCTGTATGACAATCGTAAACCCTATTGATACTAATAAGAGTTTTATGGATTCGTTCAAGCCTGACCCAGACAAGAAATACTTTGTCCATGCTGACCTTGCACAGCGACACGACAAGTGTGCTGTTGCTATTGCTCACGTTGAGAAGTGGGTAAATGTCCAGGTAGTTAAAGACTACGCACAAGTAATGCCTATCGTAGTGGTAGATGCAGTAGTATACTGGGAGCCAAAGATTGAAGGTCCTGTTAACCTTTCAGAGGTCAAGCAGTGGATTCAGAACCTACGCAGACTAGGCTTTGATATTGGGATGGTTTCCTTTGACCGCTGGCAGTCATTTGACATCCAGAACGAACTTAAGTCTGTTGGTATTAAGACTGAGACTGTATCTGTTGCCAAGAAGCACTACGAGGATATGGCTATGCTTGTTTATGAAGAACGCCTTGCTATGCCAGCCATTGAGTTGCTCTTTGAAGAACTAACAGAGTTGAAGATTATGAAAGGTAACCGTGTAGACCACCCTCGTAAGTCTTCTAAGGACTTGGCAGATGCTGTTTGTGGTGCTATCTTTGGTGCTATCTCGCACACACCTAGAGACCTAAATCAAATGGTTGAGATTCACACCTTCCGTGACAGGAAGAAGACAGAGGAAATGCATGAGTTTGACAAGCGTAGCATCGTTGAGCGTAACAGACCAGAGCAAAAAGACCTAGATTCATACTTTAAACAGTTTAACATTAATGTAATTTAATGGTATAATGTTCTTGTTGGACACTTCCAACGAGGAGAATACAAATAAATAAAACCCCTAGATTCATATTAGCCATCTTCCTAGCCTTTTCTTGCTTATTTTTTACATCGCCAGCCCTTGCAGAAACCAGGGATGAATACAATGCGATTATTGCAGAAGCAGAGGCTAAGATTAGTGCTGCCCAGAGTGCTCTGGTGGTTGCTCAAGAAGCATACCAGACAGCCGTAAACAACAAGGCTATCATAGATGCCACGGTAGAGTCAAACAAAACAATTCTAGATAATAAAATTATAGATGTTCAAAATAAAGAATTACTTTTAACTAAAGCACAAGCAAGGCTAGAGTTGGCTCAGACAGAATACAATACAAAACTAATTCCAGATGCTGACTGGGTAAGACCTACTAAAGAACAGGTAGAAACTATTCAAGTACCGTATACAGTTCAGGTCCCATATACCCAGTTAGTTCCAAGAACAGAATTAGTTCCAAGAACAATCCTAGTTCCACACACGGAGATGCAACCTTATTTAGATTATGAACCAGTTGAAGTTACGACGGTAGTTCCAGGTGGACTTACAGCAACATCATACAATAGACAAGGATACAATAGTGGACCACCACTACCAACACAATCAGAGACACCGCTTGCCAGCATGAACGTACCTAACATTGACTTTCAATGGTTTAGTGGTTTAGTTCTAAACTCTGGAAAGTCTGAAGATGTTCTTGTTAAATTTGAGGGTAACATCATGGTCCCAGAAGACAACTGGTATAGTTTTTATGCACCAGGAGATGATGGAATCAAATTAACTATTGCTGGTATGCCACTTATCAACGACTGGACAGACAAGGGTGGCGGTGGCTCTATATCTGAACCTATGTGGATTAGAGCAGGTATCCTATACCCAACTACTTTGTATTACTATGAGAATGGTGGAGGAGCATGGGTACAACTTTATTCACAAGTTGATGGCGGTAACATGGAGATAGTTCCTGCAACCTGGTTTGGAGAGCGAACAGTAACAGAGACAATTTATCAGCCAGTTGTAAAGTATCAAGAAGTAACCTATTACACAGAGGAAATCGTTTACGACGAGGTTATTGTTTACGACGAGATTACTTTGTTTAGAGATGAAATTAGATTTAGAGACGAAGAGATTATTGTGCTAGTCCCAGACGAGGATGCCGAAGCACCACTGATTAAGAACCCAGAACTATTGCCAGCAGTTATAGAGGCAAACAGAAACGTATCCACAGCAGAGCAAAACCTGTCACTAGCGACAAGCAATCAGACAGATGCTAAGAAAGACTATGATACATCGGTAACTGTCCAGGCAGAAAAGGCAAGTATAATTGAAGTAGCATCTCTGGATGTAACAAATAAACAGGAGGAACTAGTTGTCGCAGAACAAGAACTACAAGCCATTCCACCTTTTAGAGAGCCAACACCTACGCCTGAAGAGACCCCGAAACCTATTGAAATCCCAGAAACGCCTAAGCCAGAACCGCTACCAGAGCCAGTCACGCCAAGCCCCACCGAACCCAGTGAACCTGAGTTACCAGTAAATGTTGCAACGGTAGACCCTAAAACACTTTCAGAAGAACAAGTAACAGAACTTATATCTGTAGCAAATGAAATCCTAGAAAACTCACAGCAAGGCTCACCAGAATATGAAGAGGCTCTTGATGCCCTATTCGTTGCAGCCGAAGCAGACGACATTGAAGTAAATGAAGAATTAGCAGCAGTGCCAGTACTTGGAGCAACCGTTGTAGCCCTTACAGACGCAATTAACTTTATGGGTAACGTAGGTTCAGACATGTCTCCAAAGGTAAGAGAAGAATCTGAAAAGATTGTTGTGACAGCAGTTGTTGCTGTTGGAGCAGCAGTCAACGCAGCAACAGGAGCAGCACTTACTGCAGCAGCACCATCGGCAGCAGCATCTGTATCAGCAGGTGGCTCAGGTGGAACATCAAGCATAAGGAGGAAAGACTAATGAAGAAATTTTTAAATGACCTACTTGGTCAAGCCTGGACACTCCTTGGTATGTTTGTTGCATGGCTGGTCCTTGAGGGTTCAGCAAAAGAAGTAGTAGGTTGGGCAATCATGGGAACGTCAGTTCTATGGATGATTTCCTATCCACTCAGAAATCCAAAAGACAAGGAGGAAGACTAATGAATTACTTAAAAATTGCAAAGCGTATGCTTGCTCTATTTCTTGTTACAGCCCTATCAACCGTAGGTGTTGGTGCAGCCATCGGCATTGATGTCGTACAGGCAGCCCTGCTTGCTGGTATCATGGGCATTGCTAACGTTGTAGAAGACCTTGCTCGTGGATATCTAAACGATGGTAAACTTACCAACGAAGAAATCGACATGGCATTTGTTGACAACATCCCATCCGAGAAGAAGTAGAAGTATACTTGACAAGCCCTCTCTAGTACTGTATAATTGATACATGACCTAGAGAGGGTTTTTATATGTTCAATAAGAAAAACATTGCAGACAAAACAGAAGTCTGGGAGTGGATGGAATTCGGTATTCAAAAAGGCTGGATTACAGAACCATTCTGTTACACTCATGATGGTGACCCATACATGACAGAAGAAGAAGAGCAAGAGTGGGAAGAGGGCGGAGACCCATGTGCTCCAGTTACCAAGTTCCTAATCTAGTTGCTTGACAAACACAAATCAATAGCGTATACTAGATATATAAACACCTAGTCCTCTGTTTACACACAGACACTTCGTCGCCGTGCATTCATGGCTAGGTTCTTTGGTCACTAACTCAATGGCAGAGTGTTCGGCTGTTAACCGAAATGTTCCAGGTTCGAGTCCTGGGTGACCAGCGATGATTCTGTAACTCAGTTGGTTAGAGTGCCACCCTGTCACGGTGGAAGTCGCCAGTTCAAGTCTGGTCAGAATCGCCACGCCACCTTAACTCAGCGGTAGAGTGCCATACTTGTAATATGGAGGTCAACGGTTCGAATCCGTTAGGTGGCTCGGAAGTATGGCTGAGAGGTCGAAAGCAGCGGTTTGCTAAATCGTAGTAGAGAAATCTACCACAGGTTCGAATCCTGTTACTTCCGCATGGTATAATAATTTAGAAGGAGATGATGCGTTATGGCAAAATCACAATATCCAGTAGATGGAATCCCAGGCAAGTCCTGGAAGGTAACTTCCCCATTCGGTTGGAGAATGCACCCAATTAAGAAAGCAAAGAAGCACCACAACGGTGTTGACATCTGGCAGGGTGGAGAAACCACCTATCTAGAAGCATGGGCAGACGGCAAGGTAATTGCAGTTAAGCCTAATGACAATCCAAACTCGGCAGGACACTCAATCATTGTTCAGTCCACAGTCATGGGTAAGAAGGTCACATGGACCTACTTCCACATGGTAAAGGGTTCAATCAAGGTTAAGGTTGGTCAGAAGATTACTGCTGGCACAATCGTTGGTAAGATGGGTGCAACTGGTTTCGCAACTGGCAAGCACCTACACTGGGAAATCTGGGCAGGGCACATCAAGGCTCAACCAATGGCTGGAT